CCCACAACAAAAATTGCGCCTTTAACCATCAATGTTGTCGGTAATCTCACCGGCATTAACAATGTAGGAAAAGAGTTTCCCGTAAATGTTATCGGACAGATACAGAAGCTTCAGCCACCAGCAAATGCTGAAATTCCAGTAGCTGTTAAGATAACGGCAAGTCAGGTCAACCAATCATTAAAAGCGATTCCTAGACCTGAGCTTCCAGTCAGCATTAAGTTGATGTGGAATAAGGGAGCTATTGGCAAGCAGGAACAGCTAAAGGCTATACAAGATAAGGTTCCTCCAATCAATCTTGACCTTAATATCACTCCAGCATTGGAAAAGCTGGAAACATTCGTCGGTCAAGTAAAGGCTAGTAGCCCACAAACCATTACTCTTAAAGCAAGTGGTAGTGGAAGCGCAAGTGCAACTAACGGCGGTTCAGGAAGTACAACTACAACTGGCGGCAGCAACAAGAATGCTTCACAAAGTGCAGTCACTTCAAAGATGCACAATTCAGCTCTTCCATTTGCAAGAAGTCAAGGCCAATTAAAGGCTGTGACAGACAATATTGGCTTTTTCAACAAAGCTTCGCAAATAACTGGAATACCACTCAGTCCTAATTTGTCTACTTTTGAAAGATTGACACTCTTTAATGAAGCTATAAATCAAATTGGTAAAGCGGATGAGAAAATTCCTTGGGCATTGCAAGATGAAAGAAACAAACTGGAAGCAGCGAGAGGCAATGAGTTAAATAAACGGGCTGAGGGATATAAGAAATCTTATGCACGCCATAAGAATGCTTTAAGAATGGCATCTATGACGTCTCATCAGAGCCAAATTAACACATTGAGAGCGCAAGCTTACAATTCATTCCTTCCATTTGTAAATGGTCAAGGACAAATGAATGAGCTTATGAAGTATCGAAGATTCTTCAAAGAAGCTGTTGCTCTATCGGGAATTAATCCAACAGCCAATATGTCATCTGCCCAAAAGTTAGCTTATCTCAAAACAACTTCGGAATGGATTGCCGCAAACAACAGACAAATTCCTTACCAATTGACTGATGAAATAAGTAAATTGCAGAACGCTATCAGCAAGGAAACTGAAATGCAAAAGCAACAAAAAAGTGTCACAAGCATATCTAGACACCAGAGACAAGCCGATGCATTAAGAACGAAAGCTTCCAATGCTCTTTTGCCATTTGCTAAAAATCAAAGCCAATTAAATGAGCTTATTAAATATCGTAAGTATTTTAAAGCGGCTTCTGTGTTTACGGGAATCACGCCAAGGGCAAATATGTCCGGTGCAGAAAAGCTTTGGCTTCTTAAAAGCGCAACGGAGTGGATGAAAATATCGAATCAGCAAGTTCCATTCCAATTTGTAGATGAAATTAAAAAGCTGGAAGCTGAGAGCAAGGCATTGGCAACGCAGACAAAACAGGAAAGAAAACAAAAAACTTTAGCAAGAGGTGCTGCAAGACATCAAATGCATGTAGCCCAATTGTCAAATGCCGTTCTTCCATTCGTACAGAATAAGGAGCAGCTAAACACCGTAGTAAAAAACTGGAAGTATTTTAGCAAAGCTATGACCACGACCGGCATCACGCCAGTCCAAGGCATTTCATCGCAAAACATGCTGAAGTACCTCCAAAGTGTATCACAGCTGATGCGGAAGGCAAATGTTCAGATTCCTATGCAGTTGCAGACCGCAATCAATAAGTTGCAAGCCCAAGTCCTTCAGGCAACTCAAGCTGCAACACAATTGGCTTCAGCGACAACGGCTGCAACAAAGGCTACATCAAAGATGCAGACCGTAAGGATAGCTGAAAAACCAGTATCTTCTTATGACAGAATAAGAAAATGGGCATATCCTTTCACCGGAAACACTTCTTTCGGTGCAACTACTCCTATGGCTGTTGATATGGCCAAGGGTATGGGTGTCATGTTTGCTGTAGGTGGTGCCATGTCAGCTGTAGGAAATTCATTCAGTGAAGCGATTGAATATCAGAACACGATGCGCACTACCAATGCCATCCTGAAGAATGGTACTGACACATATACACCTTCAGGATTTGCAAGCATGGAACGTACCGTTCGTGATGTAGGTATCAAGACAAAGTTCTCGGCTCCTGAAGTAGCCAGTGCAGCCCGTTTCCTTGCAATGGCAGGTTTTGACATAGAGAAAATCAAGCACTCCATCCAGCCTATTGCCGACCTTGCATTGATTGGTGATACTGATTTGGGTGAAACTGCCGACAAGATGACCAACATCATGACGACCTTCAATATTGCCGGCGAAAAGGTTCGTGAAGCTGTGAATATCATGACCACTACAGCTACACGTTCAAATACTGACTTGATGATGCTTGCTGAATCAGCCAAGTATGGCGGTGGTGTTGCCAGCTTGTATGGAAAGAATGACCCGAACCTATTTGCTGATACAATGGCTTTGTTCGGTATTATGGGTAATGCCGGTATTCAGGCTTCTTCTGCCGGTACTGCATTGCGTATGATGTATCAGAACATCTTCAAGCCGAACAAGAATCAACAGGCGGTATTGGATATGTTGGACAAGGTTTATGGCATCAAAACAATCAATGAAGATGACAGCTATCGTTCCATGTCTGACATATTGACTGAAATTGCCAGAAGGGTTCCTCAAAATGAAATGGCTAAGGTTGTCGGTAACTTGTTTCGCATTACAGCACAACCTGGAGCTGCTGCTGCATTGAATGCTGCTGCACAAGAAGATGGTACTGATGCATCACAAGTTGCAAGTGGCGTTGATGCTGTTTCTGAATTTGTCGGTAAAAATGGTTTGAGTTCATTGGTTGAGCTTATGTTGGCCAACCGTGCATCAGTGACAAGCAACATCTCACAGAACATCGCACTTGAAAAGCAGAATACAATCAAGGGGCTTTGGGCGCAGGTAACTTCTACTTTTACGGAAGGTATTCTGAAAGCTTTTGAAGCCAATACGGGGTATTTTGAAGAAATGCTGGGTAATTTACGTGATTATCTTGCACGTCCTGAAACTGCCCAATTGATTCAGAAACTTTTCGATATGATTGTAAGTATCGGAAAGATGATGGCTAAATTCGTCAAGGTTTGGGTATGGTTCTACGAAAAGTTTGAACCTATTGTAAAGGGCTGGATTTGGGCGCAGATGTTCTTCACTCAGGTTGGTTCGCTTATTACTCCAATAGTTGGGGCTATCAGTGTGTTGGATAGATTGCGTAGCACGTTATTTGCTATTGCAGGAGTAGAAATGACCACAACCGCCACAAAAGCAGCTGCAATCAGTAATGTTGCCGGAAATTTAATTGGCAGTGCTACAAATGTCATGGGCAACATGAGAGGCACAAAGGCGTTGGCATCACGATACCGCAACAATACTGGCAGAGCGGATAAATTTGAAGGGCTTATACTGAGCGAAATGGCTTTGCTGGGATTCTATGGAGCTGCTGCAAATGATATGGTAAATCGTAGAGCTGCTGCTTCTTCTAATGGCAGATTGAAAAAAATCATGCAATTAAAAGAAAAGAGCGAGGTCTATGCTGAAAATATCATAAATGAACGTCTTGCTGTGCGTGAACGAGCTAAACGTATTTATGGCACATGGCCACGTGTAAGTAGAGGGTTCATGTCAGCATTTACTTTTGATCCATTCGTAGGACTTGGCAATTGGTTTAAATCTCTCAAGTCGTTGTTCTCCGGTTTGATGGTGGCTCTTGCAAAGGCGGCTGGGTTATTGGTTAATCCATTTACACTTGCAACTGGAGCCGCAATTGGCCTTGGATATGGAATATACAGACTTTCTCAATATACCAAAGGTACAACTGAAGCTCAGATACAAGCACGTAAAAAGCTCGAAGATGAATATAAAAAATCATTCAGTGCTGAAAATGAGCGACATAAAGGTAATTACGATTTCTTTAGCCAAAATGGTTTGGTTACATCAAGAATGGCTGATTATCAAGAAGAAGCAAAAGAAGTTAAAGAAAAGTACAACAAGTATGCTTCAAGCTATTCATATCTTTTCAGTGAAGAAGCATTTTCAAAAGATGGAGCAAGTCGCAAGACAAATCAATACATGGTTGATATGTCAAGACAGCGATTTGCTAATGACAGAATCATGCGTCTTGCCCTTACTGAAGATGAATATAAAAAACTTCTTGGAGGCGGCGTAGTCATCGCTTCAGAAAAATTTGAGCAAGACATGTTGAAGTTATCCAAAAACATGCCTTTCAATGCTGGAAATTCGCTTAATACAATGGAGTCTGCAATGATATTCAATGCATTTGGCGGCGAAGCGATAGCGGCTCAAAACGAATGGAAGCGACAAGCCACTCTTGCTGTAAAAAATGAAGGAGCGAAGGATAGCAGAGTTCTTCAGGCACAAAAACAGATTGTTGAGTTATACAAAAAGTACGGAAGAGGTGCTGAATTTGTAGAACGTGCAAAATCAATCATAAGCAGTGTTGCAAATCCGTATGACATCAATTTGTATGGCGATGAGTATATCACCAAAGAAAACTTCAACAATCCAAATTTTGACTGGAGTAACCTGAAGTCGTATGTATGGGCTGGATATAATTTGCTGAATGCTGAAATTGAAGGATTGAACGGTTCAATTACTGCCTCACTTGAAGCTCAAGAAAGATTAAAGAAACTTGTTCCGCATAGTGATGAATGGTACAGAACATTGTCGAATGTGCTAAACAATTTCAGAATCATTCGCACTATTGGCTTTAATGGCAAGGAATTTAATGACATTGAATTGTTGATTAAAGCATTACCAAATGGAAATCTTGATTTTAGCAACATTCTTCAACAGCTGAGAGACAAGATTGAAGGTTTTAAGGCTAATACAAAATTGTTCATCGAAATTGCCGACCAAGCCTATCAAATGCTTTATAAGGAAGGACTTGTAAAGGACAACAGTGTTACTGCAAGAAAGGAATTCATCAAGAAAAACATGGGCAACTGGGCCATGTCAGAAGATGAAATTGAGCTTTACAACAATTCAGAAACAGATAATGCGTATGGCTCTATTGAACGTCATGGACAACATGGCTCTGTTTCAATTCCGATGGAACAGATTGGTTGGGTTGAAGAGATGAACGAAAGAAATCAGAGAGCTTTTGGCTATCTGTTAGACCAAGTGGTAAAAGACCCGTCCCAAAAGACAAGTTCAGACAGCGGTACAGTCCCTAATCCTAACCCTAATCCTACATCAGGAAACGGAACGGCAGACCCGACAAAGCAGGATGCTTACGAATCCAAGTACACCGCTTCGGCAGCACGTCCGACCCAAATTGTCCTCAATATAGACAAGATGGCGAACTTTGACCGGACAACGATTGCAGCCAATGCGGAGGAACGTGACATGATGCTGGCATTGGAACAGAAAATGGCAGAAACCGTATACCGAATATTGGCAGAAGCAATGAACAATGCAAGCAGCGTGATGAGAACATAATTGATTGCCCCTCGATGTGAAAGTCGAGGGGCTTTCTTTCACTTGTCCATAAATACTATTAATAATAAAAATAAAATAGACATGGGTTTTAGCTTAAATAATCTCGCAATCACCGCTACAAACAGTGCGATGACCGCTACTATAGGGCATCTTTTTGATACCCTACAGAGCAAGATTGCCAATGGAGGACGTGATTCAAACTGCAAGTTCTACTATAGTGGTCCCGGTGCTGGCGGCTCCATACTTCAGGTTGCCACCAAGGGTATTGTGGGTGGAGCTGTATCTGCACTCAAGGATGAAGCCGTCAATGCGTTCAATTCATTGCTCAATGGAAAGAAAAAAAGCAACACTGACGGAGAGGATTGGTGTGACGATGTTATATTCGAAAATGATGAAGATAGTGAAAAATATGGCAAGTTCCCAATCGAAAATGGTGAAGTTATAGAGGCACTTGATGATTGGGGCAACGTATGTTGTGATGCTTTAATGCTTGGTATTGAAGTGAAAGACCCAATCTTTGTCACACAGCGTTCACGGACTGCTGAAATGAAAAAGGTGAATGGTGGTTGTAAGCTTGATATATCCCATGACAATATTAAAAATATCAAAACCAATTATTTGGTTTGGTATGATACTACTGCATTGATAACCATAAATTCAGACAAGAATATCGTAGTTTCCCGTGTACAAGGCAGGGATTACAGTAGAAAGGAACTTGTTTCCAATGGAGACATTAAATTCTCAGTTTCCGGCCAAATCACCAGTGGAAAGCCTGATGTATACCCGGCAAAGGAAATTAAAAAGTTCATTAAGATAATGCAATACAAGGGCATCATAAAGGTGAACAATGAGGTGTTGGACCAGTTTGGTATCGAACATATCGTTATCACTGACTTCAACATAACTTCAAAGGAAGGATATAAGGCAGTGCAGAATTACACATTCAATGCAATAGGTTTGCAGCCTGAAAAGGAAATTGTAATCAATTATGATACCATTACATTTATCCCGCCGAAACCTATGAACGACAGTTCTGATGACACTGGTTGGGAATCAATGCTGAAGAGCCAACTTGCAGGTCTGAAATCTATGGCCGGAGATTTATTCAGTCAAGGTTTGGCTATTTCTAGCGGTATGTTGGATTCAAAATTATAACAATTATGCCAGATTCATCAAATCAATTGACACAACGCCCTGAAAAGGTGCAGGAACAGCCTTTCAAGTCTACACCTGACTATATAACACATAAGGCTTATGAGGACAAACTTGCAATCCTTGTTTGTCTGATAAAGGTATGGCGACCAAAAGGCAATGACTGGTACAATATTCCGAATGATTGTCTTGTCATCCGTGAATGTGAAAGCATAGAGATTGCCGATTCATGCAAGGAACTTATAAACAAGGCTGTCGTAAAGTTCCCTAGAGGTACTGTGATTCACGTATCAAGTTCAAAGAACAAGACAGTGAAGAGCGGTACTGAAGCTGACAATACGGTCTCCACCCAGGAAATGAAAAAGGCTACCAATGACGGGGAAGTAATCACAACCTCGTCTTCTACCTTTTCGGATGACGGTGTTTCAACCACCTCAATGGCTCCAAATTACGACGACAAGGGTCTCGTTCAATTCAATAGAAGCAAGAATGAAGCGGCCTTGTTGCAACCCAATGATTTGGCAATAGGCAATCGTATTGAAATTCGTCTCGGATATGCTTATTCTGAAACTGAATTTGACAAGATGAATGCCAGTGACGGACTTAATATGGATTTGGTCTTTACCGGATTCATCACTTCCGTTTCAGTTGATACTCCATTGGAAATTGAATGTACCAATATGGCCCATATTCTGACAACCATCGGTGTGCCAAACATTTATGAAAAGGATTCATTGACCGTCAAGGATTTTTTGGATTCGGGAGGTAAATATGATTTGCTCAAAGATACTGGCGTTGAATTGTCAGAAGCAAGCAAGGGTTCGAACATCAGTGTAAAAGGTGGTACAATCACTGACAATCTCACTGTTGCCGATGTATTGAACGAATGGGGAAAAGCCGGTGTTCTATGCATTATGGAGCTTAATCAAAACGGAAAGGCTTATTTGCGTGTAGGGTTGACTTACTATGCAGGTAAGGGAGGTGGAGGAATCCCCAACAGCGACAAGAAATACATTACATATAATGGAGGAAACAATTCTTTGAAAATCATTCAGTTTGACTGGGATGTAGCTCAAGACAAGCTTTCATTGATGCATACTGACAAGAAATACCTTGCTGTAGAGGCTCATGGTACAGATGGAAAGAAATTCTTCAAGTTTACCCTAATCAAGAATCCGAATACAGATGATGAAGGTTGGATTATAGATTCAAGCGGCAACAACAATTATGAAGGGCAATTCCGTATGGTAAACAAGCGTGACTACAAGGATAAAAAAAGTCAGAAGGGTGCCAAAGGAACCAATAGTGACAAGAAAACTGGCGGTCATTTGAAAAACAAGGTAGACCTCAGTCATTACAATGTGGTTCCATACATGTCAACCAAGATAGGCATAACTGAGGACGAATTGATGGAAGAGGCGAAGCAGTATTGGGCATCGTATGTTCCTAATGGTATCTCAGGTTCATTGGTAATCTTCGGGGATGTTTTTGTGAAGCCTACCGATATTGTAGGGTTGATAGACATGAGACAGCCGCACAAGAACGGATATTATTTTGTAGAATCTGTCAATACCACTTTCGGATTGAACGGATATAGAAGGGAATTGAAGATGCCTTTCAAGATAGCAAAGTTTTCAGAAAACGTAAAAATCATCTAATTATGTCTATATCACACGAAGCACATAAGATAGCAGGAGATGTCCGTAGGGCAATCCATGAAATAGCAAGACAAGGAACAACTGATTTGGATGGGGCATTGCGTGGTACACGAAAGATAGTGGGCTATGTCTGTGCCATTCATGAGGATGGCGAACTGGCCGGAACCATCGATGTACAGGAATATAATTTTGAACCCGATGAAACCAATGTGAAGGGTATTCGTCATCACAAAGGTGTTCTTTTGTCTGCCATTCAGGACAATACTGAAGGTGTACTTATCGTTCCAATGCTTTATTCTGAAGTGGTTATCGTTCAGAATCCTCTTGACGGCCATGAATATGTTTTAATGTACAGCCATGCAAAGAGAATTCAGGTCAAAGCCCATGAAGAGATTGGAATTGGTGTGACTGAAGTGGAAGATTTTGTGGAAACCGATGATGGCTTGGAGAAGGATTTTGATGAGCTTGAGCCTACAAAGAACAAGACAAGTACTGTCTATACCGCCACTTCAATTACAGACCAAATAACTTCGCCTGATGATGAGGAAGGATTCAAGCAGGAAAAGACCGTGGAACATAAAATCATCACTGTAGGTAATACCAAGATAACAATTGATGGAGAGAATGTACTTATTGAAACGAGCGGTAAGGTTGAATACAAGATTGGTGATACGGTCTTTACAGAAGAGGAAGGAAAAATAACGGTCAAGACTGAAGATGTGAAGGTCGAATGTACGAACTGTGATGTCAAAGCTGAAAATGTAAAGGTTGAAGCGAATGATGTAAAGGTTGATGGCAAGACAATCACTTTGACAGGTGGCACATTGAAAACCAAGGGACAGAGTGCTACCGACTTGCAAGGCCCGTTCAATCCAATTAAGGTATGCCCCTTCAGCGGTGCTCCGCATTGCGGTTCCACCGTCAGCGGTACATAACATTAAAACAATAACATTATGAGCAAATCATCATTTGCAGCTACCATAATAGACAAGATAAATGCAGCAATCGGAAGAGAAGGTCAGAATTACTCGGAAGGTTCTGCATTTTCTGCAATGGAGGCTGTAGCACAAGGAATCACTGAGTATCTTATTCAGAACACAACAGTAACCATCCAGTATTCAGGTACAATCCAATCTTCAAAACCATCTCCTGACCCGGTTGTTGCAGATATGTTCAGCATTGTCGGCAGTTGTGCTCCTACTGGCCCTTCACAGCATTTTGATGACTGGATAAAGCAGATAGAGTCAAATATAATAGCAGGGTTCCAGCTTGCTCCTATGGGCAATGCAGGGGTTGTATTCCCACAAAAGCCTTTCCTTAATATAGGTATAGACACAATTAGGGAACAGCTTACGGCAGCACATGACGTACTGGATGAAGACCCGCAGCACAAGATTTGGGAAATGGTGTGCGGCGGTATAATGGACTGGATAAACGGGATTGCCATGAATTCCGTTCCAGGAGCCGCCACAAGACCTTCAGCACCTTCTGCCGGAACTGCATCTATTGTTAACATTACCATAACGTAGACGGCTTCTTTTTGGCTGTTCACCCCCTTTTCAATTTCAAAGAATCTTTAACTATTATATATAAACACTGTATTAGATTATGGTTAAAGATTTGATAATAGATATGAAAGAAAGGGACTTGTTGTTTGAAGACAAGTCTAATTCATCTATGCCTATATTTGATGTGGTGTGGGGCAATATCTTGGATGTTGACGATACTGCCGATGTTCTTATTTGCAATGTAATCGTACCTGAAGCATATTGGAGCATGGTCAAGTATACAGACCGTCAGCTCATTATCAGAATCAAATCACCATATATCCCGAATACAAGCACTTTCCGAATCCGTCCAGTAAAACTGAAAGACAACCAATACAGCTTATTTTGGAATATCAGAGGTGAATTCGGGTTGCCGGTAAGCAGTTTTGCACTCAGCAAGAACATTTCGGCTCCTATAAGTGCAAGTATGCTTCCGTTCGTTGACATTGACGGTGAGTTTGTCGTCAAGATGGTTCAGAACGAACAGATGGAAGAACTGGACAAGGCATATATCTACTCATCCAAGGAAACTGACCTAAGCATCAATTACAGCGATGACCAGGCAGCGCAACTTTTGTCTATCTGCAATCCTGGAAACAGCTACAGATACCCTACCACCGGTGTGGGAATCACCCAATATATCAACTCCGTAATATCACATACCGATTTTGCCGAAAAGTTGGAAAACCAGTTTGAAAATGACGGCAAAAGAATAGTGGAAGCCGATTTTGACAATACCAACTGCAATCTTGATGTCCTTTTCATTCATGAAACCGAACAGCAAGATACAGACCTCATTCCAGTTGACGAGCTTGCAATTGACTTCTTCAGCATGTTTGACGACGATTATGTCCGTAGAAACACAGTATTGAATGAAGTTGATGATTTGGATTTTATCAAACTTCTCAACGAATACACGAACTTCCTTGAAATTATCTTCTTCCCTGACCATACCACAACCAAGACAAGGATTGTGGACGATGTGGTTGAAGGTAAGTTTGATGAATATGGAAATATAGTTGAAAGTGACGAGTATTTCATTGTCAAGGCGACACTGGAAGCCAACACGATCATCATGTTCGATAACCCAGGCGATGATGAAATAAAGGATTCTCCGGTATTCGTGATAAATGACATTGATGAAAGCAGACTATACACCTCATTGGTAGAACAGCCTTATTGGATTACTGAATCTTGCCATAAATGCTTCATTCTGCTTAAACGTTCGGTTGTATGCTACATGATTAAAAAAGACGCTTTCAAGGATGAAAAGGGTCTTTACATCATTCCGCAGACAAGCAGCAATGTGAAGAATATGGTTGCCATGGCTCAAGACATACATACTGGTAGATTGCTCGGTATAGTTTCCAACAGCACCAACATCAGTGATATGACATTGGAGGAAATCACGCAATATATCTACGCTATTAAAGAAATCAATTAAAAGATACGATAATGAACAGCAACATAGTAAAAATAGGTAAGGCACTGAAATGGAGAGGTGTATACGACAACTCCAAGAAGTATTATGCTGAGAACATAGTCACCTGCTATGGAGGCGTGTTCCGTCTCAACGTTTCGGTAGCCCAGGGTATTCCTCCATACGAACTGAATGAAGAGGGTTTGCCTACAATCAAAAACAGCGAGACATGGACTTGTCTTGTGGATACCACGTGGATAATCGAATGGGTGCTTGCTTTCAAGAAGTTTAAGAATGAGGCTCTTGCTCGTTTTGAGAAGGATGAAAAGCATATAGATGAACATTGCAAAAAATTGAAAGAGCATCAGAAACATCTTGAAACACTGGATAGCTCGATTGAAGACTTAAAGAAGAAAGATGTTGGACATGAACTTTTGATAAACAATGTCACTAGGACTGTATCTCAGGTAAGCAACAAGGCAGACAAGAATGAGAAAGACATAGCCAATATAAACAAGAAGATTGGTGATTCAGAGCTTACCATGGGTGAACTTCAGAAGCAAATTCAAGCTGCCAACGACAGAATCACCAAGGAAATGGGCGTGCTTACCAATACAATCATTGAACAGAAGAAGGTCATCAACAAGAACACTCAGGAAATTGAAGCACTGAAAAACCAGATAGCTCACTTGCAGAACAGAATCGAACTGATGAGCAAGTACAATTGCTGCTTTAGCGGAGGAATTTGGGACAACGACCTTTACTGGAACAACGATAGCCTTTGGAACAATGGTTATACAAGTGAAGGTGGAGGCACTGTCATCCAGCCCGAAATGGAAGTGATTGGCTATACGGAAGAAACGGGTGAACTGAAAGTGAGTGGTACAGTGGTCAGCTACGACCCCAAAACCGGTACACTTTCCATCATAGACGAAACCAACGTATATGACGAATCTACCGGAACGCTCTATATAGACGGACTTGACGGAATCTACCAGGATGAAATGACTACTACCGGATATGAGGAGGAAGATGGTAATCTTGGGGTGAGCGGTTCAGTTACCGATTATGACGAAGAGACCGGAACACTCTCTATCATAGACAAGACGAATTCTTATGATGAAGAGACTGGTACGTTGTTCATCGACAATCTTTTCGGATAAATAAACGGAACAAGACTATTATAAGAAAAAGCCATACAGGAGGGATGGCAAAGACCCTCCACTTTTCTAATATTATAAATTTATAAGACAATGGCAAATTTGGATTTGTACAAACTTTCCATCGGCGGTAAGATTTATGAAATTCCTGCCGCATCGACTTCAAAGGCTGGTTTGTTGTCAGCTGAAGATTACGCTAAGTTGGCTAACGTTGCTGCTGGTGCTCAGGCTAACGTTATCGAAGGTATCAAGGTTAATGGTGCTTTGTTGACTTTGGTTGAAAAGATTGCAGACATCTTGATTGCTGAAGGTTCTGCTAACGGTACTATCAGCGTAAACGGTGTTGACGTTGCAGTTAAGGGCTTGGCTGCTTTGGCATACAAGAGCGAAGTTTCTATGGACGACTTGGCTGCTGCCTTGAAGGAAGTAATCAATTCTAAGGCTGCTCAGACTGAATTGAACACTTTGTCAGGCCGTGTTGACACTTTGGAAGGCGAAGGCGAAGGTTCTGTAAAGAAGGCTATCGACGATGCCATCAACAAGTTCGCTACTGACATCACTGACAACGGCACAGTTGACAGCTTCAAGGAATTGGTAGACTGGGTTGCTGAACACGGTACTGAAGCAGGTGAAATGGCTAAGGGTATCGCTGACAACAAGACTGCTATCGAAGCTTTGGCTGCTTTGGTTGGTGCATTGCCTGAAGATACTTCAGCCAAGACTATCGTTGAGTACATCGACACCAAGTTCGCTAACGTTGACTTCAGCAACTACTTCACTAAGCAGGAAGTAACTGATGGTTTTGTTGCCAAGGAAACTGGCAAGGGCTTGTCAACCAATGACTACTCTACTGAAGACAAGAACAAGTTGGCTGGTATCGAAGCTGGTGCAACCAAGAACGGCGTTTCTTATGATGCAGCATCAGGTACTTTGACTTTGACAGGTTTTGCTGAAGTTGTAGCGTAACTTATTGAATAGGATGTAAGAAATTTAACTATGGCTAATGAGAATTATTTCCAGAATCTCAATATCGCCGGTCAAAATTTCAAGGTAAGCCCAACTTGGGAACAACTTGGGCTTACCAAATCCTATTTGCTTACACTGCTTGCCCGTGACATGTATACCCCACAGGCAACTCAGGCTCCATCATCTACAGACGTATATTATACAGATCCTGCTGACGGTAATGCGGCTCCTTTCAGAGAAGGGCAATGTTGCGTTTATCCCGATAGCGAAAGTTCTGATGGTTGGGGTTTCAGTATTGCTAAGCATATAGAGACCGACGCAGAAGGATTGCCTACCAGTATCGTATGGCAGAGATTCATAAATGAAGCCCCTATGGGCAAAGAAAAGATTTACAGCCTATTCGGTTTGCCAGTTGAATGACGGTGAACGAATGGGCTTTTTATTATTAATGATAAAACTAAAACAATATGTCAAAAGTAGATGAAAACGATTTGAAGTATTTCAAGGAGGCTTGTGACATTACATATCAAGGCAAACTATTGAAGTTTACTAATGTTGAAGCATCCAATTGGGTAAGCGATTCTACGTTTACCGACTTTCCTTATTGTTGTAACGTGACATGTACTGGAGTTACAGAAAACATGGTTCCTGAAGTAATATTCAGTCAAGCTGATGCAATGAGTGGTGATTACGCTGTAGTTTGTGAATCATTTGCAAATGTAGTGCGCATCTATTCAAAGAAAAATATATCAATTACTATTCCAACAATTATAATTCACAAGTAATATGAGAGGAAGTACTAATGCTTTAGGTAAAAACCAAAGCATTAGTACTCAATAATAACATTTATAAAAATTAAGATTATGATAGGAATAACCAACGCAACAGGAGGTGGAGGACTTCAGGGAGAAATCCTGAACCTTTCCCTCGTGTCCAACCAAGCCAGTCACGACAGTTTGCTTGGTGCAATCATTACTGTATCTCATCCGGGAGGAAGCACTGAATATACATGGGAAGGCTCGGAGATTTCCGTAAACATCCCTCCTTATGTAGAATATTCGGTTGAATACTCGAAAGTCGAAGGATACAAGACTCCCGAACCATTCACCTCAACAGCCGTGGCGGGGAACTCCCGAAACGTTTCAGGAACATACAAGGCGTGCAAATTGTCCGTTGGCATGACAACCAACCAAAGCTCCCACGCTGATGTTGCCAACGCAAAAGCTACTGTCAGCTACACCGAAGACGGAGAAAGCAAAACAGTAACATTGGCTTCAGGAGGCTCTGTCATGATTCCTTATGGAACAACTGGCGTGGGAATCACATGGAGTGCAATAAATGGATATGCGACACCTGCCGCAGTTACAGGTCTCACATGTTCGCAGGATTCCATGACAAAGACAGGGACTTACAATACAACAATACTTACAGTGAAGTCCACTACCAACCAAAGTTCTCATACCGACATCAGCGGCGCTACCTGTACTGTTTCAGCGTCAGGCATGGAGAGTGTGACGCTTTCAAGTGGAGATACTGCAAAAGTCCCTACCGGAGCAAGCTGTACAATCACATGGAGTGCAGTCACTGACTATAAAGCACCGACTGAAACGTTCACTGCATCAGGAACGTCACAGACCAAGACGGGTACATACCAGACCGAGCTTGTAACCGTAACAGTAACAACTGAAGATGGAACAAGTGTGGCAGGACAGGTGATTACCATCAACGGCAAGTCACACACATTGACCGCAACCGGAACATGTTCTCAGAAGGTGGCATTCGGAACGAAGTACAGCATTACGGCTGATGCGAAGGCAAACTACACTACGCCGACATCCATCACGGACCGCACAGCTTCACAGGCAAGCTATTCCGCCACAATGGAGTACAAGCTCGCCAATGAGACGCTGACCGTCAACGTAAGCGGCCTGACATCGGGGTTTACGATAACGGTAAAGGACAGCAGCGGAACGGTGTTGGGAACATCGACATCGGCAAGCA